GGGTGGCACATATTTAAATTTGCGGAGTGAGTTGTGGTTTAAGACGAAAGCTTGGTTTGAAGATCGTGCGTGTAAGTTGCCGAAAGATGATCAGTTGCTGGCTGAGTTAACGGGTATTCGGTATAGTTTTACATCGTCAGGCAAGATGAAGGCTGAGAGTAAGGATGAGATGCGTAAGCGTGGTTTGCAGTCGCCAGACTTAGCTGATGCTTTGTGTTTAACGATGGCAAGTGACGCTGCAACGGCGTTATCTGGTGCGTTTAATAGTTGGCGAGGAGAGATAAAACGCAATTTGCGTGGGATCGCATAATGTGTTACGTTGCATAAAAAAGGAGATAGTCATGGGCTATGGTAAGAAAAAAGGCGGGAAGAAGAAGTAATGCATGGTAGTAAGTTTAAGCCCTGTTCTGGTTGCCCGACAAAAGCTGCGTGCAAAAGAGCAGGAAAGTGTCAAGGAGCGAAGTATAAGTAATGGCTAAAAGACCTGGATTGTATGCCAATATTCATGCCAAGAGGAAGCGTATCAAGGGTGGTAGTGGCGAAAAGATGAGAAAACCTGGTAGTAAGGGTGCGCCAACGGCTAAAAACTTTAGGCAAGCGGCAAAGACAGCAAAAAAGAAGAAAAAGTAATGCCGTATAAAAAATATAGCCCAAAGCAGAAAAAGCTTGCAGCCGTAGCTCCGCCGCGTAAGAAGATCACAGGTGCAGATTTAAGAAAACTGAGCAGAAAAAAGAAGGGTAAGAAGTAATGGCTGAGATGACACACGCTGAAAAGATACAGCGACATTTTGATATAATTGGCAAGCCTAACCCGTTTAAAGCTGTTCATTCTGCACAAGCTAGGGCTGGAGAGAGAAAAGGTGGTCTTGGGTCTAACAAAGGTGCGGCTCGATATGAAAGTACATCTGCGGAAGATCGTGCAAAGGCTAATTCTGACGGTAAGTTTGGTTATTTTGATGAGGTAAACAAGCGTTACGTTCCTGCTTTTATTGACGCTATGGACGGTGGTGGCAGTGATACTCGCGGCGATACATTTAAAGGTGGCCCATTAAGCGAAATATTAAACAACATAGGTGTTAAGCCATACGGCTCTCAGCGTGAGCGTGCTTATGTTAGCCCCACAACATCACCTATTCAGCAAGCTGTTTCTGGTGCAATACCAAGGCCAAGAATTAGACCAGAGCAAACCATGCCAGATGAGTTAAGCGGTGTTCCATTTAATAATACGCCACTATCTGTGCCAGATGAAGTAAGCGGAGTTCCATTTAACAATACGCCACCAGTTATGCCAGATGAAGTTAGTGGAGTGCCTTTTAATAACACTCCAAACCCATTTGCTGGGCCAACTTATGATATGCCTATGCCAAGACCTGTTGATCCTAGCATGAGTAACGTAACAAGACCTTCACAGTTTCAGAATGTATTTAGTTTACTTGATTTTGGTAAAAGTGACGCGGCGCGACAAGCTGTTGCTTCTTTTTATAGATATGCTGATGCGGCAGGTATTCCCAAAACAGATGAAAATTTTGCACGTTATCAAATAGAAATGTATTAATGCCACGAAAGCCTGAGAAAGCTATACGGAAGACGACCAAAGGCAAGGGTCGTAATTACCGCTCTGTAAAAGAGGGTGCTGGTATGACTGCAAAGGGTGTAGCGGCGCATAGGCGTGCTAACCCTGGATCAAAGCTTAAGACGGCTGTAACAAAAAAGAAAAATTTAACTGCAAAAGAGAAGGCTCGTAAGAAGTCTTTTTGCGCTAGGTCAAGAGGCTGGACAGGTGAACGCGGCAAAGCTGCTCGTAGAAGATGGAATTGTTAGATGGCGTTATCAACTTATGACGAACTAAAAGCTAGTATAGCTGACTTTTTGAACAGAGATGATTTAACGTCAGTAATACCTGATTTTATTAAACTTGCTGAAACTGGTATGAATAGAGAAGTTCGGCATTGGCGTATGGAAAAGCGTGCTACAGCACAGCTTGACTCACAATATACGGCTTTACCTAGTGATTTTTTAGAGCCTATTCGTATGTCTTTAAACACGGCTGATACGAATACTTTAGAAATGGTTAATGCTTTTCAAATATCTAATCTTAGAGCGCAAAACCTTAATACAACTGGTAGACCAATAAATTTTGCTATTCTTGATGGTAGTATTGAGGTGTTTCCATCGCCTGATGGAACTTATACATTAGAGATGCTTTATTATGAAACTATTGACCCACTTAATGCACAAACAGCATCAAACTGGGTGTTAACTAATTTTCCAGATGCTTATTTATATGGGTCATTGATACATTCTGCGCCATATTTGCAAGATGATACTCGTGCAAACACATGGGCGGCGTTGTATCAAAAGGCAATTAATGATATTAATTTAGAAAGCGAACGGTCAAAAACTAGCGGCTCTGGTCGCAGAATGAAGATAAGGAGTTACTAATGGCAAGTATAGCAGACAGAGTGCTTGATAACGGGCTGACGGTTTTGGACACAGAGGCCAACAGATTTGACATTACAAGCCAAGAAGCAACAACATATGCAGAGGCTACATCAACCTATACTTTAGGCAATACAACCAGCATTAGCATAGGTTCACCAGCCGACAGGACGGGCGGAGGCCGTAAAGTCACTTTAGCGGCAATCAGCGATGCTTCTGTGACAGGCACAGGAACGGCAACACATTTTGCAATTACAGATACGTCAAACAGTAGATTGTTGGTGACAGGCGCATTGAACGCTTCTCAATCTGTTAACAGTGGTAACTTATTTGATATATCTGCGTTAGATATAGGCATACCAGATCCGAGCTAGTAGATGGTTAAAGTAGCAGACAGAGTAAAGGTCACAACGACTACGACAGGCACAGGCACGATTACGTTGGGCAATGCTGTTACTGGTTTTAGGACTTTTGCAAATGGCGGTGTAAGTGATGGTGACAGTGTGCGTTACGTTATCGAGAGCGGAAACGACTATGAGATAGGCACTGGCACATATACGCATAGTGGCACAACTCTAAGCAGAACTTTAACGTCTAGCTCAACTGGTTCTTTGTTAAATCTTTCTGGTACATCAACGGTTTTTATTACTTTGGCGGCGGATGACTTCGATGCTCGTGCGGCGGTTCCAGTAGCTATGGCGATTGCGTTAGGATAGAAAATGGCAAACACGTTTAAAAGAAAACTAAGCAGAAACATAGGAACATCTGCGGCTACTGTAGGTAGTTACACGGTGGCAGCTTCTACGCAAACAACCATCATTGGCCTTACTTGTTCTAACAGTACGACAACAGCCATTACAGTAGATGTGGCGCTAAATGATGGTTCTAATGATCACTTTATGGTTAAGACTGCAACAGTGCCTAGTGGTGGTTCCTTGGTCGTAGTTGGTGGTGATCAAAAAGTAGTTATGGAAACTGGTGATAGTGTCAAAGTTACGTCCAGCGCAGCGTCATCTTGTGATGTCATTATGAGCATTTTGGAGATTACCTAGATGGGTAGGTCGAAAGATTTAGCAACTGGTGAAACACGGTTTGTAAATACCTCTGGCGATAGCATGACAGGCGCATTGAGCGTTAGTGGTGGAGCAAATAGCGCACATTTAACTTTATCAGGATCAGCAAATCGTGGTCTTAAAATATCTACATCAAACCCAGATGGTCAAAATGACGGTACTGTAATATTAAACGCACAAGACACTGAAGCTAGTGGCGTATATGCTAAAATGTCATTTCAAACTGCTGGCACAGAGCGCATGAAGATAGATAATGCAGGCTATGTAACAAATCCTTACCAGCCAGCCTTTAATGCAAAAAGAACTTCTAGCCAATCAATCTCTGGCACTGTTACATTAGTTTTTAATGAAGTAAGAAGTAACCAGTCTAATTCATACAACAGCTCAAACGGAATTTTCACTGCACCAGTCGCAGGTCAATACATATTTACTTTTAAATCTTTGTTTTATGACTTTAGAACAGGTGAATATTTAGATTTATACAGCTATGTAAACAGCTCTATAAGAAACAGGTATGAACAGACAGGTAACGATGGCGGTCATACACAAATAGATTATACCGAAGTTGTCTATTTAAGTGCCAATGACACTTTTAAATTAGTAGCAACTGATAGAAACACTGGTAGTTTCAGTATGTATGCTCACGAAAATCATTTTAGTGGACGTTTACTAGGTTAGGATAAGCACATGGCATACATAGGACAAACACTTACTGAAGGCACAAGAAGGGTTTACACCTATACGGCAACTGCATCCCAAAGCACGTTCAATGCGGTATATAATGTGGGGCAAGTCGAAGTCCATCAAAACGGAATTTTGCTACAGCCTGCGGATTACACAGCTTCAACAGGTACTACCGTTGTTCTAGGCACTGCGGCTGCGCTAAATGACGAAATAACCATAACTTGCCATAATACTTTCAGCGTTGCAGATGCCCCTAGCCTGTCGCAAGGCGGCACGTTTCAAAGCAGCATTAGAGCTACACTTTTTGACACAACGCAAAACACAATGAAGACTGCTTTGTTTCAAACAAATGATCAAACAATGTCCACAGACACAACCATAGCAAGCACTGAAAATGCTAGTTGTAATGGGCCTTTAACAATAGCGTCTAATATTACGCTTACAGTAAATGGAAACTTGGTAATTATATGAGTACGTTACATGTAGAAAACCTAAAAGGTCTTAGCAGTGGCAGTAATGCTAATAAAGTTATTATCCCATCTGGTCAGACGCTTGATGCTAGTAATGGATTAATCACACCAGCTGGTCATGTTATTCAGGTATTATCAACGACAACCGATACTTCTTTTGGCATAACATCAACTTCTTTAGTTGATACTGGTTTGGCTTTAACAATTACTCCAGCATCAACTTCTAGCAAAATACTTATTTTTGCAAATATGTATGAAGTTTATAAGGGAGCAACTCAGACTTCTCCCATGTTTGCTATTAGTAGAGGGGGAACGATAATAGGTGACCATCAAGGCGCAACTCTAATGTATACTGCAGCTAATGAGTATGAAAATGTTCAAATTCAGTATACTGACTCACCAAGTACAACCTCTGCTACTGAATATAAAATACGGTTTAAATCTAGTAACGGTAACACTGTATATATCAACGGAGATAATACACAAAGTCATCTTACCCTGATGGAGATAGCGTAATGAGCATCTTAAAGGTAGACACCATCAACGAAAAGACTAGTGGCAATGGGGTGGTTATACCTAGTGGTCAGACGCTTGACGTAAGTGCTGGAACGCTTGTGCCAAGTGCAAGTCAAGTTGTGCAGCATTTATTTACTCAACCAACGGCTGCAACAACTTTTAATTCTGGAACTTATACTGATGGTGGTGGTTTTAGTTTAAGTATCACACCAAAATATAGTAATTCAAAAATACTCATTCGTATTTTCTCTAAAACACGCCAAAACAATACAATAGGTGGTCAAAGTGGTAATTCTGCACAAGATCATAGAATATTAAGGGATGGCACACAAATCTATCATGCTAAATGGCAAAACTATTTTAATAGTAATTGGGCTACTACTGATCACTACCCACCTTTTATTACGCAATATATAGATACGCCTAATACGACATCTGCAACAACTTATAAGTTACAAGGAAGATTATATAATGGTAGTCAGGTAGAGTGGAGAATAGGTGATTATAATGGTGGTGATTACCATAGCTTAATGGAATTGCTGGAGATTAAACAATGAGTTCTATTCTTAAAGTTGATACGATACAGACCACCGCAGGGGCGTCTCCTAATTTAAGTGACATAGGTTTTAGTACAGCAAACACTATTATTGCAGCATATTACGCAACTAGCTCTTCAACTGCACAAACCAATAATACTAATAGTCATGCAAATATAACTGGTTTGTCGATAACAATGACGCCTAAGTTAGCAACAAGTAAAATTCTTATTCAGGGTATAATTGCAGGAGAAACCTATGGGTCACACGCAGACAGAGGTTTACGTCTTGGAGTTTATGGCGGTGCTTCTGGAACAACCTTTTTATATGACAGTCAGTATGAACTTTACATGAGTAATGATTCTACTCAAAGAATAGGAAAATCTACCATAGCTTATATAGAAAGCGCATCAAGCACATCTGCTAGAACGTATAATATATCTTTTTGTTCAACCACAACAAATGGCAACGCAGTAGCTAGAGTAAATCAATATGGCGCACCATCACAAATGTTAGTTTATGAAATAGGACAGTAAAAATGACAGATATAGCAACAGCATTAACAGAACTAGGCGTAACAGAATGGGTTTTGCGTGGCGAACCCACTTCAGAAGCAGAATTTAACGAAATGTTTCGCAAAGTCACAGGCGCAGATAGCAACGGTTCTGCTATAGAAAGTGACAATCCTGATGACTTTGGCACAACCTGGTCGGCGGTATCAGCTAAAAAAACTGAGTTAGTCAATGCGGAGCCAATGCGCTTACTTCGTGAAGAACGTAATAGACGTTTAGCAGAAACAGATTGGTGGGCGTCTAGTGACCTCACCATGAGTTCTGAGCGTACAACCTACCGTCAGTCGCTTCGAGACATAACAGATAGTGCAACATCTTTAGATGATGTGACTTGGCCTACAAAACCATCATAGGAGATTAAAATGCCAGATATTACAGTAAGTTTAACAGACACAGAAAATAAGTGTTTAGAATATGCATCCGCTAGTGTGCAAGATTGGGCAGACAATGCGTTAACCAATCGAGCTAGAATAGCTAAAGATGAAATTATTGCGGCGCTTGTGGCTCACTGCAACGCTAACAATGTGGCTTTGGCTGTTGGAGAAGATGCTCAAGTAACGCAAGCGTTTGATTTAGGAGTTGTGCAAACAGCCGCCGAAACAAATGCAGAGGCCACACCACCAGAGTAAGGAACTAAAATGGCTTATATCGGTAGTAGCCCAACAAAGGTAGTTAGCAGACAATCCGCTAACATTTTTACATATACAGCCACGGCTAATCAGACAGCTTTCACTGGCGCTGATGCAAACGGTAATACGCTTGCCTGTTCACCGTCAGATATTATGGTTCATATGAACGGTATTAAGCTCGAAGAGAGTGACTATACCGCGACGACAACTACGGTAACGCTTGGATCTGGTGCAGCCGTAGGAGATGAGGTTACTATCACCGCTTTTCTAACTTTTGAAAGCGCAGATCACTATACAAAAAGTGCAGCCGACACAAGATACGTTAACACTACTGGCGATACTATGAGTGGCGTCTTGTCAATATCAACTTCTGGTAACTCCTCTATGACATTGCAGACAAGCAGTGCCTCTAATAGCGTAAGCACGAACTTCCAAAGTGCAAACAGAACGTATTATGCTGGTGTTGATATTGGAGGGGCAAATAGTTCATTTACTGTTTATGATGGAACCGCTGGGGCTGAAAGATTTAGGATTGATGCATCAGGCCGTGTGACAATGCCTAATCAGCCTTGTTTTCATGCTAGAAGGACTGGAGGTCACGGCACTACTGGAACTATTGTTTTTGATACAGCAGATGTAAATGTGGGCAATCACTATAGTACAAGCACAGGTAATTTTACCGCCCCCATCGCAGGTAAATATCTTTTGTTTACAACTGTGCTTAGTGCAGCAGGAGTGAATGTAGGAGCAGATATGAAAATTAACGGTACAAGATACGCAGTTACAGAAGAAAGTTGGCCAAATACATCTAGTACCTATCGTTCAACCTCAATAACAGCAATAGCTTCTTTGTCAGCAAATGATGCAGTTCGGGTAGAAAATAAACAAGGCGGTTATTATGGATCAAGCGCATACACTTTTTTTGGTGGATATTTACTAGGTTAGGAGGAACACATGAGCAACGCACGAAAACTTGCCGACAATCTTCCTAGCGAAGGACAGCTTGGGAACAGGAACCTTATTATAAATGGGGCTATGGAGGTAGCACAGCGTGGCACTTCGCAATCAAATGCAAACCCTGCAATAGGTTCGGTTGACCGTATGCGTTTTGCTTTATCTGGTGGAACAGGAACAATGAGCCAACAAACTATGTCGGCTTCTGATAGATCGACAACAGGTTTTGATAAATATTTAAGATTAGATTTAAGTGCAGGAAACAATAATGCTGGACTTTATTATAATGTAGAAGCCGCTGACATTCTTCACGCTCAAGGTAAAAAACTAACATTATCTTTTTGGGCAAAGGGTACAAATCCAGCTGGAGGGTCTTTTGTAGTTCCACATTATTGGTATGACGGTTCAAATCAAGATGATGGAGCGTCAGAGAGTTTAACAATAACTTCTAGTTGGGCAAAGTATGCAATAACGTTTGATACTGCTACCGCTAGTAGCGTTTCTCTAACTTCAGTTAATGCAAGATATGATATTGCTATATTACAGCCTAATGCTGATACAAGCACAAATGCTTGGCAGCTTGATATAACAGGATTGATGCTAGAAGTTGGGTCACAGGCTTCGCCATTCGAGTATGAAAATATAACAACCACCCTATCCAAGTGTCAAAGGTATTATGCCAAAATAGAAGGACCAGTTCATGGTTATGCGTGTTGGAGTTATAGTAATGTGACAAGCACGCATTTTAGTTTGCCAGAAAAAATGAGAACAGTACCTTCCGTAACTTTTACAGGAACTAATAACACAGGTACTAATGATGCTGTAACAAATGATACTTTTAGTCTGTACAATCATAATACATGGCTAGGCACGAGCAGTGGTAATGGAACTCAGTATGGTGGAACAAGTGCGTCTAGCACTCAAAGCATAAGAATAAACACTTATCCACATAGCTCTTTTACCAGTAATGGCATTTCTGTTGGTTTATATTTTGGTCAAAATTGTTCGATAAATGCAGATGCGGAGTTTTAAATGAATTTTACTTCAGCTAAATATATTTGTAATCCAGAAATGCCAGACGTTAATGCTGTTGTAAAAGCGGAGATTGAAGGTGAAGGCACTGTTTACATACCAGTAGGTGTTGAGGGCAACCGTCATTGGAAATCAATACAAGAATGGGTGGCAGAGGGTAACACCATAGCAGAGGCCGACTAGATGCTAGGTTTTGCCCCTATAGCAGGAGCGTCTATTGCAGACGTAGGCATTGTTAAATACAGCCTAACCCCTGTTTACACGGCAAACGCACCTACAGTACCAAATGCCGTTATGGTGGAGATTGAAAGCTTTGATCCACCAGACGTTATATCTGGTTCTGTACGAATAGATGCAGCCGCCTTACTTTATGGATTATATTTTGCTCCTGCCGCAGTAAATACTGGTGCGGTAGACATAGCGACAGCTACATTTAGCCATGATTATCAGCTTGTAGGAACAAACGTAGATAGCGGCGCAGTTTCCATAGCAAGCCCAACAGCAAGCGTAAGTTACAATTTAGTCGGCACTAACGTAGCTACGCAAAACCCAACTGTTGGCAGCCCAACAATAACGCAGACGCACAATTTAGTAGCGGCAACTGTTGACACTGGCAATCCGACGATAGGAACAGGCACACTTACGCTAACTATTGTTTTCTCAGCAAATCCAGTAAGTGCAGGGCTAGTAGATATAGGAACGGCACGTTTTCCATTTTCTGAAATTAGTGTGCCAGACGAAATTTACACAGAAATTTCTGTTGGTGCAGAAATATGGACAGAAACAACCGACACACCATCTGAGACATGGACGGAAGCGGCATAACATGATATGTGTTAATAAATAGGAGATTATAATGGCTTTAAATTTAACACTTCCAACAGTGGGTGGTAGTCAGGACACATGGGGTCAGACAATCAATACGGCGCTAACGGCTGTACAAGATACAGTTAATGGTACGTCTGGCACTGTATCGCCTGATTTAAGCGCATTAAAAATAAACGGCACTACTGTTACGACAACGGCGGCAGAGCTAAATAAAATAAATGGTTTTACTGGTACGCATGACGATTTAAATTATGCAAAAGATTTAAGAGCGACAGGCGTTTCATCTACGGAATTTGATTTACTCGATGGCGCTGCGGCGGGAACAGTCGTCAATAATAAAGCTGTCGTATATGATAGTTCTGGCGGTGTTGTTTTTGGTAACTGGAAAATAACAGAAAGCGGCGGTGTTTTATATTTTGCAACAGGTGGCACAAATAAAATGAAGCTAGATGCTAGTGGTAATTTAACGGTCACAGGAAACGTAACAGCTTACGGTAGTGTCTAATGGCTCTTCAAACTAGCGGTGCTATAAGTCTTAACGACATCCATGTAGAGGCAGGAGGCACTTCTGGTACTACAGCCAGTATGAATGACACTGATATTAGAGGCTTGCAAGCAGCCGCAGGAAGAACAATTAATTCTACTTTAGGAAGCGAGACAGATTTTGCAGATTATTACGGCGCTGCATCTGAAGTTGATCTGCCTACAAGCGGAAGCACCATTAATGGGCAGGCTCAATTAAAACAAATTACTGCATCTACATACATTTCATCTGGCGGTACTCTTAATGTACCTTCTAATCTTTGGGTATGGTCAGATAGTATTTCCACTCCTGCTTTGATTGTAGACATACCTTGCACTGTTAATATAAGTGGCAAAGTTATTGGTAGAGGTGGAAATGGTGGATGGTACACAGGAAGTGACGCAGTAAATAGTGGATCTGCTACAAACGGTCAAAACGGTGGTAATGCAATTAGCATAACATCATCAGGCGTAAGCATCATTCTAAACTCTGGCGCTTACATAGCTGGTGGAGGCGGCGGTGGTGGCGGTGGTCGCTATTTTGCAGACACTAACAATGTAAAAGTAGCTGGCGGTGGGGGCGGCGCTGGCGGTGGCAGTGGAGGAGGCAACAGCACATCTAACGGTGGTGTTCTCAACGCCTCAGGTGGAAGTATTACAAATAGTTACTATGGTAGCAATCAAGCCGCAGCTTGGGGCGGTGGTTCAGGCGGTGGCGGCGGTCACGGACACTCAAATGCTCAAAATGGTGGCGCTCCAGGCGGTGGTGGTGGTAGAATTTTACCTGGAATTGGTGGTTATTATTCTTACTTTCATGCTACAGATAGCAGCCAAAACTGGTCAGGTAATACTAATGGTCATACTGGGGCTACGGGTAACTCTGCGTCTGGTGGTGCAGGGGGTAGTGCTGGAAACGCTGGTAACGGCGCAGGAATAACCGCAGGTCAATACGCTGGCGGATTATATAATGGCGGCGGTGGCGGCGGCGGCTGGGGAGCTTCTGGTGGTTCTGGTAGAGGTGCAAGCGGTGGCGCTGGTGGCAAAGCAATCGAGGACAACGGATATAGCTATAGTATAACTAACAACGGTACAATTTACGGAGCTACAACATAATGCCTTTAGTACCCTTAAAATTACCCGCTGGATTTTATAGAAACGGCACAGAGTTCGAGGCGTCAAATCGGTGGCGTGATGGAAGCTTGGTGCGGTGGTTAGACGGTAGTTTAAAGCCAATCAAAGGTTGGACAACACGCAAGGCAGCGTTTGCTAATAACCCTGTCAGGGGTATGCATTCTTGGCAATCTAACGATGGTACTGCATGGGTGGCTGGTGGCTCACATGATCAGTTAGTGGGAATGACAGGTGCAGGAATTTGCTACGATATTACGCCTGACGATTTAGCGGCTGGTCGTGAAGATGCGGCGGTCAATACTGGTTACGGGTTTGGATTTTACGGCATAGGTTATTATGGTCAACCTGCGGCGGTGACAAGCGATAGTGTGCCTCAAGAAGCTACAACATGGCAATTAGATAACTTTGGCGAAAACTTGGTTGGTCTTCATAACGATGATGGGCGTCTTTGGGAATGGGATTTGACAACAACGGTTGGCGCTGAGTTAGTGACTAATGGTGATTACGCAACCGATGCTAGTTGGAATAAGGGTACTAACTGGTCAATTTCTGGCGGTGTTGCTGCATATGCACAATACAAGCCATTGTTCGATGCAGATGATACAGCCATTGTTGATGTGGCAAACGACACAATTACAATAACAGGACATGACTTTGCAGATGGTGACGAGGTTACTTATGTCGTGCCAACTGGTCAAACTGCTATAGATGGCCTGACTAACGGCACAAATTATTTCATAGTTTCTGCAACTGCAAACACGTTTAAGCTTGCTGCAACAAGCGGTGGCTCTGCTATTAATTTGTTAGCAAACAAGCAAGTTACTTTTGACGCTGATGATAATGCTGTAAAAGATGTAACAAATAATAAAATAGTAACGTCCAACACATTTTCTAATGGTGACAAAGTTACTTATTCTAACGGATCTGGAACAGACATAGGCGGTCTGGTTAATAATACTAACTATTTTATTATTAACGCTTCTGGAACAGAGTTTCAGTTAGCAGCAACGTCTGGCGGTGCAGCTATAGATCTTACGGCTGATCTAAATGTTTCTTTTGATCCAAACGGCGCTTCGGTTAGCCCAACAACTAATACAGTAACAGTGGCTAATGTAGGTGGTGCTAACAGGTTTCATTTTAATGGCGTAACAGCGCCAGTTTTAACATTAATTAGAGGTACAACATATACTTTTGATATGTCCGATGCTTCTAATAGTGGACATCCGTTAGTTTTTCAAAATGGTGGTGCAAGTTATACCACAGGAGTTACAACAACAGGAACGGCAGGAACGTCTGGCGCAAGTGTTACCTTCGCTGTTCCAGCAAATGCTCCTGCTAGTGGTTTGGCCTACGTTTGTTCGGTTCATGGTGCAGGGATGGGTAATACTATTACTACTGTCGCTGCATCTGCGGTTGCTCCTATAGATTACAATACAGAAACAATTACAATTGCTGGTCATGGTTTAGCTAACGGAAACGAGGTTACTTATTCTAATGGTGGCGGCACAAACATAGGTGGCTTAACAACAGGAACAAATTATTTTGTTGTAGGGGCAACAACGGACACATTTCAACTAGCAGCAACGTCTGGCGGCTCTGCAATCAACCTTACGGCTCCTGCAGGATCATTAGGCACTAATCATTCTTTTGATTTAGACATTGGGTCAAGCCATGTAATTAGGCAAGACATTGGCTCTACGCATCAACTGCAAAGACTTAACTTTGGTAATTTAGATCAAACAGTAAGCGGTCTAGTTGTTACGCCTGACATACAAGACAGCTACGATGTTACCGTTGATTTGATAGACCCTAATGATGATAGTGACGCAAGCACTGTTCCTAACGTCAAAATCAAGGTAACTGGCACAACTAGCACAACGGTTCATGTTCACGAAACTCTAGCTGTTGGGTCAAATATCTTTAGATTTGGTGCAGATGATACGGCGGTAAAAATAGAGATAATACCGCAAGCTTATAACACACCAAATTTTGATATTGATAATATCTCATTAAAGAAAAAGACTGTTGCAGAACCAATAGCAAACGCACCTATTAACAATAAAGGATTAGTTGTAACAGAAGAACGCTTTATCTTTGCATTAGGTGCTGGCGGTAATAGTCGTAAAGTTCAGTGGTGCGATAAAGAAAACAATACACAGTGGACGCCAGCCGCAACAAATGAGGCAGGAGATATAGAGCTTGCCACAAGCGGTCAGATTATGTGCGGCGTTAGAACAAGAGGCGTTACGTTAATTATTACTGATACTGATGCTCACATGGCGCAATACATTGCTCCACCGTATGTGTATTCATTTCAGCGTGTAGGAACAAATTGTGGTGCTGTATCTAGGCTTAGTGCGGTAGCAACTGACCAAGGTGCATTTTGGTACGGTCAGGAAAACTTTCATTACTTCGATGGTAACAGCGTACAAACACTAAACTGTGATGTTCATGATTATGTATTTAATGACTTTAACCAGGCACAACAGTCCAAAGTGTGGGGTATGGTCAATGGTGCAAACAACGAAATTTGGTGGTTTTACTGTTCGTCTGGATCTACAGAAATAGATCGTTATGTAGCTTATGATTTCAAAGATAATCACTGGCTAATAGGTAATTTATCAAGAACGTCAGGCGTAAGTCGCGGTGTTTTTGCATATCCATTCATGGCTAAACACGGTGCAAAGACGGATATTATGAACCATGAAATAGGTTTTAACTACGAGGGTTCGTCTATTTTCTGCGAAACAGGGCCAGTAAGCATTGTTAACGGTGATCAGGTTGCAAAAGTTACTGAAGTTATAACGGATGAAAAAACTCAAGGTGACGTAGATTTAAAATTTAAGACACGATTTCATCCTAACGATACAGAACGTACTTTTGGCCCATTTAACCCTTCTAACCCAACGTCAGTAAGATTTACTGGCAGACAGGTTAAAATGCGCGTTGAAGGTGATCAGGCTACAGATTGGCGTGTAGGCGTTATGAGATTAGACGTTAAGGCAGGGGGTAGGCGCTAATGCCAGTTACACCACCTATTCTTGGCGAAGACATAAGGCAGTGGGGCAGACAGCTAAATCTGTTTCTTACACGAAATTTAGGTAAGCTATATCATAAGACAACAGAGGATAATCCTAGCGAAAATGGTATATTTTTATGGGATGAAAACAAGAATTACCCTGTTGTGTCAGCACAGAACGCTTTTAAGCAAGTTGCTATGAAACAGACAACACCTAGTTCGAGTGTCGGTGCGGCTGGTGATGATGCTGGCATGATAGCTTGGGATACTAATTATATTTATATTTGTACGGCTACACACGATGGCAGCACAGCAATTTGGAAGAGGGTAGCATTGTCTACATACTAGATGCCTAAAGACACACAAGTAAATGAATTAGAAAGATGCCGCCCTTGGATAGAGGCGGCTTTGGAGTATTCAGGTGGTACACATATTTTTGAAGATGTGGCAAAAGGTATTGTTGAAGGCCGTATGCAGCTATGGCCTAGTCCAAGGGGGTGCATTGTCACAGAAATTGTGGTATATCCTAAAAAAAAGACGCTAAATGTGTTTTTAGGCGGCGGAGAACTAGATCAGTTGTTAGATATGCATAGTGATGTTACAGATTGGGCAAAGAGCTATGGATGTGAGGCTTTGACGATTACAGGTCGTTTTGGATGGAAGAAACCTTTGAAGGCGCATGGTTGGGAACCACTGCACGCTTCATTTCAAAAGGAGATATAAAATGAGTGGTGGCAAAGGTGGACGCCGAAACAATGAAGTAACAATGCCAAAGTTTGCAGAAACAGCTTTGCAGCAAGGCATTGGAATGGCAGAAGATGTATCTGCGACTGGTTATGTTCCATATTATGGGCCAGATGTAGCGGCGTTCTCTCCACAGCAACAAGCGGCATTTGAGGGAACTAATCAAATGGCGCAAGCATTTGGCATGCCAACCGCAAGCGGTCAGCAATATATGCCTGAAGCCCAAACATTTGATAGTGGTATACAGGGCTATTCATCTGCGCCTGCTTTTGAACAAGCGCAAGATCAACTTGCTGCTGAACGACCTGGACAGGCAAGTTACATAGATAGTTTTACTGTAGATCCAGTAACAGGACAGCTTGGATCAAGAGCAGCAGGAAACCAACCAGTAGCATTAGAAATGCAAGGCGGAAGAAGGGGTAAGTAACATGGGTGCTTCAGCAAATCCAAATATGGTGGCAAATCCATTTCAACGTGCCTCAATGGCAAACATGGGGGCAATGCAAACTTTTGCAAACCCTGCTGCGGCTGCGGCTAATCTTATGAATCCATACGAAAATCAAGTTGTTCAAGCAACTATGAGGGATGTGGGCCAGCAAGCGTTAAAAGCGCAAAACGTGTTGGGCGCACAGGCACAGCAAGCAGGCGCTTACGGTGGCTCAAGGCATGGCATAGCTGAAGCAGAGATGGCTAAAAACTTTACTCAGCAAATGGCAGATCAATCTGCTCGTATGAGGCAAGCAGGTTACAACCAAGCTATGAATAATGCTTTTACGGCGGCACAGGGATTGCAAGGCGTAGGGCAGCAAGCATTTGGCATGGGGCAAGCTGTAAACCGACAGCAGATGCAACAAGGCGCAATGCAGCAAGCCGCCATGCAGAGTTTAATTGATGCGGCAAGAAAGCAATATCAAGGTTATGCTGCATCTCCAGCAGCAGGTTTAGCAACGATGTTTGGTGGTGCAAACTTAACAAGGGGAACTCAAGGTGAGTCGGAGTCATATCAGCCTGGATTGTTTGATTACTTAACAACTGCTGCATCTGCTGCGGCAAGATTTATGTGAGGCATTAAATGGTAGATTTTCGTGATGTAGCTGCTGAATTAGCATCAGGTTTTAACCAAATGAGGTTAAGGCCAGACCCTGGATTAGATACTCGGCTACAAACAATAAGGCAGCAAAGAACTGCTAAAAGAGCGAAAAATAAAACTATTGAGTATTTGCGTGAACTTGGAACGCCAGATGCTTTACAAATGGCAGACATGATTGAAACTGGTGCATTAAAAGCAGATCAAGGCTTGTCAACAATACTTCAGCAGCAAATGCAAATGAGACAAGCAGATGCTAAGTTTGAGAGAGATAAAGAGCTTGCGCTTTTTGAGGCTGGGTTAGACAGCTTAAAAGGAACAGACTTTGACACATCAGATTATAAAAATTATCAAGCGTTAAAATTAGAAAATCCAAACCTTACTTTTGATCAGTATATGAGAAATAAAGTTTCAATACAAAGTAAGGGTGTTTATAAAAATAGAGAAACAGGTGAAATTATTGGTGAGGTTAATTTTGACCCGTATGATGGGAAGTATTTTCAGTACGACCCTATTACTCAGCAAAAAAATTATATTGATATAACAGCGCATAGTCCTGTAACTGATGCAACGTTTGCGAAAACTATTCCTAACTTTGCTCAATTTACTAAGAATTTTGATGAACTAAATACAGACAGGGCAAGTATGCGCCGTTTAGCAGAATATATGTCTACGGTTAATAATACTAATGAAGGCTTGTTAAGATTAGCAGATCAATTTTCTGCAACTGCAAAAACTTTACTTGGAGGGTTTTTAAAAAGAGCTTTTAACATAGATGATTTTACTACATTGAGTAAAACTGAAATAAATAACAGGTTAGCTGAAGGTAGACTTCAAGGTTTAATTGGTAGGTTTAGAATAGAAACTGTTGGCGGCGGTGTAATGACCGAGCAGGACGCATTGAGAATTATAGCTAACCTTGGTGGCGATGTTAATTTATTACAAAATAAAGAAATTGTAGCACAACAGCTTGCTAGTCTTTACGAGGATAAAGCTAATTCTTTAAATAGAAAAACAAAGCTACACAACAATGCTGTAAAACAAGTTTACAGTGAGTCTGGGTATGAACAAATAGAGCCATTTGAAATTGATAAATCTATATTTACGCCAGACAGGTCTGTTTTAAAACCTAAAGACCCTCCACCAACTGGCGGAGATAGAAAGCTTAGTGATGACGAGTTAAGGGCAATAATAACAACTGCGATGCAATCTGGATCGGCGGCAGATTTGTCAAACGTATTTGGGCCAGATTTAGTAAGATACCAAGAAATATTATCGGAAATGATTTCACAGCCAGCGGACTAATTATATGACCAAAGAAGAATTATTAAGGCAGGCACTACTAAAGCAAGCTCAAGACAAGCAAAAAGAAGAATCTGAGCCAAAGTCTGATGATAAGAAAAGCAAAATAGGCGGTATGGCTAGGGCTGTTTTGCAAGGCTTGTCTTTTGGAACTGCTGATGAAGCTGAAGCTGCTTTTAGAGCTTTGATGGGTGATCAGACATATGCTGAAAACGTAAAAGAAATTAGAAACGAAATAAAACAGTTTGCTAAAGAAAACCCAAAAACAGCGTTAGGTTTAGAGATTGCTGGATCATTACCTACAGCTATCGCAGGCGGTGCTGGGCTTGCTAGGCTTGGCGTAAAAGGTGCGCTTAAAGTTGCTGGTATTGAGGGCGCGGCATATGGCGCTGGCTCTGCTGAAGGGGATGCTCTTGATAGAGCAAAAGCTGCTGCAACAACAGGATTAACAAGTGCAGCTTTAGGAAAAGCTGGAGATGTAATTTTACCAAATGTTTCTAGAGCAGCAAGTGATCTTATGAAGAAGGGGGTAAACCTTACTCCAGGCCAGGCTCTTGGCGGCAGAATGAGAATGGCAGAAGAGGCCGCAGCATCTATTCCAATAATTGGTGATTTTATAAAGAAAAAAGAAGCGCAGAACTTAGAAAGTTTTGGTAGGGCTACTATGAATGAAGCCATAGACGTTTTGAATCAAAATAAAAATAAAGGCAAAATAAAGGCTGCTTTTAGTTTTATCATGGGTAAAAATCCTAAAAAGCAAGTAAAAATACCATCAGGTGTTTCTGGCAATGAGGCTTTTACGATTGCAGATGACGCAATTAGGGCTGCTTATGATGAAGTAATCCCAAAACTTTCAATAAATGTAGATGATAAATTTATTAATGGTATTCAAAAAATATTTCGCGATAGATCAGCTAAGTTACCAGACGAATATGTTAAAGTTATGGATGGCATATTAACAGAGCAGTTTTCAAGGTTGGCACAAAATAGAACTGGTGATGTGTTAAAAAGCGTTGATGGCGATTTAGGATTAGCAGCTACAACTTTTAGAAAAAGCAATTTAGCCGTTGAAAGACAGGTTGGAGATGCTTTGTTTGATTTTCAAGCACTTTTACGAGATAGCCTAAAAAGTGCAAATAAAGATGTAATGGCTGATTATAATAGAGTTCAAAAAGCTTTCAAAACATTACTTCCAGTAGAAAAAGCAGTAGCTAACGCTACAAGAACGGGCGGCGTATTTACTCCAGCGCAATTATTATCTGCATCAAAAGCTGTTGATAATACTAGAAGAAAACTTGCTACAGCTAGAGGGCAAGGAATACAGCAAGAATTTGCTCAACAGGCGCAAGATGTTATGGGTAAAACTATTCCAGACAGTGGGTCAGCAGGAAGACTTGGTTTTATGTATTTTCTAGATAGGCTTTTTAAGCAACCTCTTAGAACTGGCGCTGCAATGGCAACTGGAGTTGCGGGAACTGCATTAGGTTATGGAGTGCCAAGATTTACTGCTAATGTAATATCTCTTCCAAATGTAGCTGCTAGGGCAGGTGCGCCAGCAGTGTCTAGTCAACTTGAGCCAGCAATATCTAATCAATTAATGCAATATTTTCAGGGGCAATAGATGGAACTAAAAGCAAAAACAGAACGCGAGATAGAGACTATTGTTCAGAACGCTATAGACGATGCGGTAGACTTTGTAGAAAGCGAAATATCAGAAGATCGCATTAGATCGCAACGTTACTACGATGGTGAGGTAGATATAGGCTACGAGGATGGTCGAAGCAAAGTAGTCGCTACTAAGGTTCGAGATACGGTGCGTGCGATTAAACCATCATTGATGCGTGTATTTCTAAGCACTGCAAAGCCTGTAGAGTTTATGCCGCATGGCCCAGAAGATGTGAATATGGCAGAGCAAGCCACAGATTATGTGCATTATGAGTTTCAGAGAAGCAACGGCTACAGAGTGCTAAACGATGCTTTCCACGATGCGCTAATTAAAAAGCAAGGCATAGTAAAAGCATATTGGGAAGAAATGCCTACCGCAGAGATATATACCTACACTAACCTAGACGATGATGAGTATACGTTTTTGGTGCAGGACGATGATGTAACGGTTCTTGAGCATACAGTAGAGCAGGAAATGAGCATGGATGAACAAGGCGTTGAGGTGCAAACGCCTGTTCATTCTGCCAAAGTATCGCGCAGAGAAACTACAGGCAGGCTGCGTATAGAAAGCGTGCCGCCAGAAGAGTTCTTTGTAGATAGAAACTGTAGAACGCTAGAAGATGCTCATGTTATTGCTCACCGCACAGAGATGCGTGCAGGTGATTTGATTGCGATGGGTTTTGACCCAGAAACAATTCTTGACCTAGACAGCTTTGACGCAGGCACAGAAATGACTGAGGCGGAGCGTATTGAGCGTCAAGGTTATGAAGATGATTTTAACGAAACAAGCTCTGACCCATCTATGCGTCAGGTTACTGTAACAGAAGCATACATGCGTATGGATGTGGACGGCACAGGCGTAGCTGTGTTACACAAGTTCTTGTGCGGCGGGACAAAGTACAGACTGCTAGATTACGAACTCGCAGACGAAATACCTTTTGCAAAATTTGAAGTTGATCCAGAGCCGCACACCTTTTATGGCAGAAGCATTGCAGACATTGTGATTGATGACCAAGACGCAGCAACAAGCATACTGCGTGGCATACTCGATAACGTAGCTATGACAAACAATCCTCGCGTTGGTATAGTTGATGGCTCAGTTAACATAGACGATGTGCTAAATAATGAGATTGGCGCGATTGTGCGTATGAGGCAACCTGGAGCAGTACAGGATTTAGCTGTGCCATTTACCGCAGGGCAAACACTAAGCGCACTTACGTACCTAGATCAGCTTGTAGAGGGCAAGACAGGCGTTACAAGAGCGTCTATGGGGCTAGACCCTGATGCAATGCAGTCTACAACTAAGGCTGCTGTACAAGCCACTGTGCAGGCCGCAGCAGGGCAGGTAGAGGTGATGGTGCGTAACCTAGCAGATGGCGCAAGAGACTTGTTTGGCTTAATGCTAAGATTGCTACAAAAGAACATGGAAAACGGCGCAATGATGCGTATGAATGGGCGTTTCCAACCTGTCGATCCAAAAGCTTTTGACATAGACATGGACGTTAGCATTAACGTAGGTCTAGGCACTGGTAGAGAAGAGGAAAAAACAAATGCTCTGGCTATGGCATTGCAACAGCAAACTATGGTCTATCAGACATACGGCCCTATGAATGGCTTAGTATCGCTTACAAACATCCGCAACACTCTTGCAGACATATTAGCATCGAGCGGGATTAGAAATGCAGATCGTTATTTCGCGCCAATTACACCAGAGATAGAGATGCAACTCTTGCAGATGCAACAGCAGCAACAAGCGGCATTAGCAGGTCAGCAACCATCTGACCCAGCGCAAGCTATGGTGCAGGCAGAAGCAATGAAAGCGCAAACAAAAGCACAAGTTGATATGACTAAAGCTCAGATGGAAAATCAACGTAAAATGCATGAGATGGCGATGAAAGATGACCTAGCTAGAGATCAGATGGCGCAAGACCTATATGTAGATGCAGCAACACTTGCAGGTCAGTATGGGCAAGCTGTTGATTTAGCTAAGATAAAAGCAGAGCAAGATAAAGAACGTATGCATAATGAATCTATGATGAGAATGGCAGGCATTTGACAGTAGAAACAAGAATAAAGGCAGAAGACGCAAAGCGGTTAAAAAGTGATACCGCTTTTAGCGATTTCATACAGGACGTTCGTAATGAGCAAATCAGGCTTTTTACGACTAGCGGCGCTCAAGACATTGAGCAACGCGAAGAGGCGCACGCAATATTGCGTGCATTAACCAAGATCGAAGTGGAACTTGACGCCGCTATAATGGCAGAGACACTTTTAGATCGTAAACAATAAGGAGCAGTACCGTGGAAGCGACTGACCTACACAGCGCAGTAGAAAAACTCATAGCGCCAGCGCAAGAAGAAACAGGCGAAGAAAATCTAACAGAAGCAGTTGAAGAAATTATTGAGCCAGAGGTTGAAGAAACTGATGACGAGGTAATTGATGAAGGCGATACGTTAGATGAACTAGAAGCATCTGAAGAAGATTACGAAGATGTGGATATAGAGACCGAGGACGAAGTAGAGGCTACTGAGGAAAACAATCTCATCCCCGTAAAAATTGACGGCAAAGAAGAGCATTGGACACTAGATCAGCTTAAGCAATCTGCGGCAGGCCAAGGTGCAATTAACAATCGGTTTCAGGAGATCGCCCAGACACGTAAGCAACTGGAAGAGAAACAGGCCGAGATAGCACAGAGAGAACAACAGATCGCACAAATGTACGCTCAAGCCCAGCAAGGTTTTGCGGCACCACCCAAAATGCCAGACCACACTTTGGCTGAGAGTGACCCTATAGCTTATATGGAGCAAAGAGCTAAGTACGACGCCGATTTGCAACAGTACCAACAACAACAATACCAAATGCAGCAATTGCAAGCGCAGAAGCAAAAGCAGGCCGATGAAGAACATCGGGTATATCTTGCAGAGCAAGCTGAGATAATCAAAGCCAAAATCCCTGAACTCGCAGACACTAGCAAGAGCAAAGCTCACTGGGATGCGTTGATGGGCGTTGGGCGTGAGTATGGTTTTAGTGATGAAGAAATCGCTGCCACCGCAGATGCACGCTACATAGAAATGGCTAATGATGCGATGAAGTATAAGCGTATTGTGGCAAACAGGAAAAAAGCAGAAGCTAAGAGCAAGAAAGCTAAACCTGTTGTCAAGGCTGGCGCAAAGAAGGTTGCCGATCCTGTAGGTTCTGCTCGCCGAAAGCAGCAACAAAGGTTGCAAAAGAGTGGTCGTATTGAAGATGCAATCGACTTAATTATGAACCCACAAGGATAATCCTTGTAAGCCGTTGAAAAGGAAAGAGAAATGGCACAACCAACCAATACATTTGACAGCTATGATGCTGTCGGGATCAGAGAGGATCTTTCTGATATTATCACAAACGTTTCGCCAGAAGAAACACCCTTCCACACAAAGTGTCGCAAGACTACTGCAAGGAACACTTTGGTAGAATGGCAAACAGATGCGTTACGTTCAAGCGCAGCAAATGCTCACATCGAAGGTGACGAAACTACTGCTAACGCAATGACTGCAACAAGCCGTCTAAACAACAGAACACAGATTTTCAAAAATGCTGTGACTGTTCCAGATACGGATGAAGGTCTTGATAAAGCAGGTCGTCAACGTGAGATGGCTTACCAGGTGCTAAAGATTGCAAAAGAGCAAAAATTAGACATCGAAAAAGCTTTGTTTGACAACAACGCAAAAGTAACAGGCTCGGCTTCTGCTGCGCGTGAACTAGCTGGTGCGCCTTCTTGGATGATTACAAACGTAGACTTCCAATCAGGTAACTCTGGTGCTAACCCAACTGGTGACGGTACTGACGCTCGTACAGACGATGGTACTCCAACAGCATTCTCACAAACTAAGTTTGATACTGTAATGCAAAGCATTTGGGAAAATGGTGGAAACCCAGACACAGTGTATCTATCTGCATTTCAGATGAACAAAGCATTGGCGTTTACTGGTAACAACAACCAGCGTTCAAACGTACAAGGCGGCGATGAGCGTGTCATCAAGTCACTTGCAGTATATGTTACACCTTGGGGAACTGTAGAGTTCGTACCAAGCCGCGAGAACAGATCGCGTGACGTGTTCATCATGCAAGATGATATGTGGGAAGTTGCTGTGCTACGTCCAACTAAGAACGTAGAACTTGCCAAAACTGGCGACTCAAGCAAGCGTCAAGTCGTAACAGAGCTTACACTTTGCGCTAAAAATGAGAAAGCAAACGGTATTATTGCTGATAATACAACTTCATAATAAGATAGTAGGTAGGGGCAGTTTTGCCCCTACTTTAACAGGAGATTAAAATGAAAGTTTTAGTAAAAGATAGAAGCATCTCAACATCTCAAGGTATCTTTAGAAATGGTGATGAGGTTGAGTTGCCAGATGCAGAAGTTAAAAAGATCATGGTTATGAAGCCATCTGCATTTGAAATATTAAAAGCAGAAACCAAGCCAAAGCCTGCTAAGAAAACCACCGCAAAAAAAAAGAGAGCAAGAAATAAAGACGGCACTCTAAAAGCGGATGATCCTAGCACGCCAGAGAATGAGGCTTGGGAAGATGCCTAGTCACTCTACTAAAATCAAAGAGACAGTTACCTTTGATGATGACAAGATGATCATCAAGAATACTTTTGACGCAACGCATATGTTAAAAGATGCAGAGCAGGCAAGAGAAGTAACTGGCAATGGTTTTGGTTCAGATTATAAGCACGTTGGCAACGTCGATATGGCATTGCTCAACGTGTGGCTAAAAGAAGCTGGCGTACAGTGGACGGATACCCAAGCAGTCAAAGATGTGTTAAAACGTAAGTTAATGAGTAACGAGTTTAACAAGCTTAGAGTTTGGGAAGGAAGTTACTAGCATGGACTTGCCCAAGGTAAATATAGCCGTTGCTGCAAGTGCAGTAGTGGCGATAGTCAGTACCGTGGGCGGTGGTATTTGGTATGCTTCTCAACAAGCATCTGTGATTGAAAGTTTAACAGAGCAAGTAAATGTTCTTACCATCGAGAACAATGCAACTGACAGAACTAATTTAATTAGGGATGTGCAGAAAAACCAAGAAGATTTACAAGAAATAATCGACATTCTTGCAGAGTTCTATGATGATATGGAAGAGGCTGACGATGAGCTTTGGGAAGATGTTGAGATGATCAACGAAGATTTGGGCGGTATGGCTGCTCATATGATGGAGATTATCAAGCTACAATCACGCATAGCCGTGATAGAAAAAACGTTACAGTTTACTAAAAACGATGGAATGTAGCGATGGACCCGATAACAATTCTCGCTGGCATCAAAACAGGAATGGCGGCTGGCAAAACTATCGCTGGTCTAAGCAAAGAAATTGGCAACTTCTTTGACGCAACAGACGCAGCCAAAAAGCAGTTACAAAAAAAAGGTGTATCCGAAAAAAGCGTAAACGCTACCGCAATGGATCGTTGGGCATCTTTGAGAGCGGCTGCTGATAGTGAGCGTGAACTTCAAGAGTGGATTACGCAAACCTATGGCAGATCAAAATGGTTGGAACTTCTCAAGATACGACGCGAAGTATTGCAAGAAAAACGCGAGGCAGAGGCGCAGGCGAGGCGTGAGGCTATAGAACGTCAGGAAATGATGATTACCATAGCTGGGATCGTTGTGCTTCTTCTGTTCTCTGCTGTAGGCGCTGCGGCGTATTTGCATTATATGGATTGGATTGATGTACGCGATTGGTTCAGGTGAGACTTGTTGAAGTTAAGAGAAATAGGTTTGTCGTGTATGCAGAAAATGGTAAGGTTGTTGTGCAGACGAGTGACCTAAAAGTTGCAAGGAGTTTTTTAAATGCCCAAAGCAAAATATGATTTAAACGATAACGGCAAAATTGATCCAGATGAACGTGCAATTATGCTTGAAGACAGAAAAAGAATCATGATTGATGCTGATGCCAAAAGAGATGCACAAAGGCGCATGGCATGGTTTAGCCTTACTGGTATGCTTTTGTTTCCGTTTGGCGTAGTTTTTACAGAGTGGATGGAGCTACCTAGAGCGTCAGAAATGTTAAGCAGCATGAGCAATATATATTATGTAAGTATTGCTGCTATAGTCGCTGCTTATTATGGATTTACAAACATGGGTAAAGAGCAATGATAGGAATATTACAAAGTGTAGCAGGTTTAGCTACAACTTACATTGACAGCAAGGCAAAGGTAAAAGCTGCTGAAGCCGAAACCAAAATGAAGATTGCAACAGGTGAAATATCTTGGGAGCAAGCTGCAATAGAGGCCAGCGCAGATAGCTGGAAAGACGAGGCGTGGACGTTATGTTTTATTGCAATTGTGCTAGGTAGCTTCGTGCCTTGGCTACAGCCTTACATGAAGCAGGGCTTTGAGAATTTACAGGCTGCGCCACAATGGTTTAGCTGGGCAATGTACGCCAGTATAGCGGCCTCTTTTGGAATTAGAACAATGAAGGGATTAAAAAAATGAGCTACAAGTTAGGTAAAAGTAGTTTAGCAAAGCTAGAAGGTATAGATGAGCGTATGGATGCTGTTGTGCGCTACGCTATAGGTGTGAGTAAGCAAGACTTTTCAGTAATATGTGGGCTTAGAACTATTGAAGAACAGAAAGCTTTGGTGGCAAAAGGCGCATCACAAACTATGAAAAGCAAACACATTGACGGACACGCTGTTGATCTAATGGCCTATGTAAATGGTGGGCGTTGGGAGCTAAATCTATATGATGAAATAGCTGACGCAATGGCAGAAGCAGCTAGAGTATGTGACGTTCCAATTAGATGGGGAGCAGCATGGACAGTGCCTAATATTGCTCACTGGGAAGGTGATATGGAAAGCGCTATGAACGATTACATAGATACTAGACGTTCACAAAATAGGCGTCCATTCATTGATGCTCCACACTTTGAGTTAATGGTTTAATCACCAAGGCCTAATCATTGGTTTAACTATCTTAGACGCAACCTCAGTTACCTGACAGTAACCTTCTGTGGCCTTAACCTTGTCATATATCGTATTAACATTTGTTAACACGCTCCAGCATTCGTCTTCACTGGGAAACCAAATGCTAAACTCCCATGTATGCCCCATAAGTGGATAAACCACCGTTAATAAACTATAAAATTCGATTGCCTGTACTCCTTAATATGTTATTATGTTTGCAGAGGAAGCCTTTAGCGTTATACTTTTCCTGCTCTCATAATAAGTTTTTGTTACTGAGCTTCCTCACGATCTCTTTTTCCATTGTTTTTCAATAGCTTAAACTTATTCTCCTGAGTGATACTCTTTGCAGAGCCATGCAAAGCTTTGCGATGTTTGTCTTTCTCATCCTTAACCATGTCTTTCCAGATTTTTGCTATCTCTTCTTCAGTCATTATCTTGCTCCAATATTTGTTTAAAAACAGACGCAAGCCGTCTTAGCTCTACGTCCATGCCCTGCTCTATAAAGCCTGTGAACAACGGGCGTCTATCTTTTGCTTGCTCTGCATCACCTGCAATCAAAGCAAAGGTTTTGTTTTTTCTGCAAAACTCAAAGGTTATGTGTCCAACCTGTATATGCTGACGCATAACGTCTGGATGCCTGCGCTTTGCCTTAAGCGTGTGCGTACTCATATGTTTACACCTTTTTGTCTTAGCTCAGAGGTAAATTCTTTAAGTTCTTGTCGCGCTCTAAACAAATCCTGTTTTACGTTTGGATGCGCGTCTAGTCTAAACTCTTCGTCCTGCAATCGATCCACCATCTGACGTAGGTGCTTCAGCATTGCTTGATCTGCTGGAGTAATCTCTGCCATTACTACACTCCTTACATGGTTGTCTTTCCTTAGAAACGTAACCAACCCCTGGTAAGAACGACACTGGATACGTTACTTCTACCTCAATATATTTTTTATTATTACACGTTTTGCACTTCATTACATAATACCTATTTAAGCGGCGTCTTCTTCTACACCTCGTAAGACCTCTGCAATACTTTCAATTGGCTGCATATCCAAGCCAATATTTTCAGCGCAACCACGGTATCGGTTTAGCCATGATGCCAATCCTACCGCAGCTTGTCTACGCAACTCTTGCTGCAATATTTCATCATCTGGATCAAAAGCATGATAACCACCGCCCTGCCTACGATCTTTCGCAGGACTAACAAATGCAGGATACTCTCGTACCGTTATGTTAACAGTCTTTTGATCTGGATCAGAATGATTCACAACAATACGCAAACCGCTTGCCATTTGCCTTGCCATTTGCACACGCCATTGCCTAGCTGCGTCTTCATCGTTCATAGAATAAAACAAATCATACGCTTCATGCTCTGGCTTGTCTTTTAACCAGTCTACAAACTCAGCAGGGTGAAACATGTTTTTACCCGTTGCCGCTAAGTATTCATCTATTATTCTCTGTCTATCTTTCTTTTTAAATCCAGCCATAATTTTACTCCTTTTAATTTGACCGCCCTGCCGCGCCCAGCCAAAACGTAACGGACCGCACAAAGACGTAACGTGACCAGCCGCACCTAAACCGCCAGACCATAACTGACCGAAACGTACCCTACCGAACCCCGACATGACCGCCTTAAGCTAACGTAACATAACATAACTAACGACACCCCGACTTGACCGACTTGACCATAAAGCGCCACGCAATGCCAAACCGTTCATCACCATGACCGCCTGAACCCGACTTAACGTAACACGCCGTACCGTACATCACCCCGCCCCGACTTGACCGCCTTAACCGAACGCAACTAAGCAAACCCGAACTTAACATGACTCGACCGCCCAAACTTACCAAAGCTCACCCCGACTCACCTGGACCATACCCCGACATGACCGACTAACCTTGACCAAATGAATGGGGCATTGCTGCCCCACTCTTTATTCTGCCGCAACAAGTGTAATGTCACGCCTTGCACGCTCTTCCTGCATAAACTGCATTAGACTTTCTGTGTCTGGATCAGCGCACTCAGGATTGTCTAATGCCTCTTGTTGGACATCACGAGCTTCAAGCATCAGACTATCCCAATCCTCTTGGTAGTCGCCCATACTGTCTTCTGTCAAAACATGAAAACAACCAAATGAACCACGACCCTTCTCTTGTCTAAAGTCACCTATGCCAACCACTGATCCTGCATTGGTTAACAGTGACGCAATAGAATATACAGACAACGTGGGCTGCACAAAGGCTATATCTACCTCTGCACACCAGCGCGGCAAGTATGCTCTTGTACGCATGTCTGGCGTCTTGTTCATGTCAGCAGACCTAACAACATCAATCTTTAACTGAGGCTTACCCCAAATCTGAATGTGTGTTTCTGGCAAAAAGATAAGACGTTGCACACTAGACTTAGTAATACCGTCTGTCTCTAATGCTGCTGTTGCCATTGCACCTTTTACCCCAGGTGCAGGAAAGCATAGCAATGTCTCGCCATGTTGCTTTTTATAAACACTCTCACGAAACTCTTGTTCTGGATTGTGTTTAATCTCTTTCTTTTGTGCAGCCGTCTTTTTGCCTGCACCAACCAACAAGTCACGCATGGCTTTGCTGCTCATGCTGTTAAAATACAATGGGGTTGTACCCATCATGCGTAATTTAACGCGACCTTGCTTAAGTGGTTGAATTTCTAGTGTAGTTGCTGATGGTGCTTTTTTAATAGCCATTTCTATTCTCCATTATGTATTTGTCCATTAAGTCTATTGATCTACAAACATCCTCCACAACATGTAGAAGTGCAGGGTTTTTCGATCCAAAAGTTTCTGCAAAAGCACGAAGCGCCTCCGCATTCGAAGCGGCGCAATAATACGCCTTTGAGTATTTTTCTAGTTTTGTCATAATAACTCCCATTGCTATTGACACGATATTGATATTATATTAGCTAGATATTGTCAAACTATTTTTACGGAGAACAAAATGACTAATGAAATAAAGCCCGTTCTGATACATCTGCGAGATGATGTTAACGAGGCGATTAAAGATTTTGCAAAGGCGAATCGACTGAGCAAATCAAAAGCAATAGAAGACGCGATTGTTTTACATCTGCAAGAACATGGCGAACGTGTTGATGGTCAACAGTCGTAACAAAGGGGCAGGCTTCGAGCGAGATATTTGTAGAGCATTGGAACTTGATCTAGGCATAAAAGCAAAACGCGATATAGAGCAATATCGTGCAGCAGATCATGGAGACATAGTGGTAAGCGACGAAAGTTGGCCTTATGTTATCGAATGCAAACGCTATGCAGGCAAAGGTCACACCTATCAAAAAGCTTGGTGGGATCAAGTAGAGAAAGCTGCAAACGCAGCAAGTAAAGAGCCAGTGCTTATCTATAAGTACGACAGACAACCCATAACAGTTGTTATGCGTCTGGAGCATTTAATGAAAGACGGCGCTTTACATGATGAAAAAATTAGGATGGACTGGGAAGGCTTCGTCTATGTCGCAAGGGAACACTGGAATGACAAACATTGATTACGAGATGCCTGACTACGAGTATCACGATAAGAAAAAGCATCCGCACATCTCAAGCAGTGATGTCAAAACAGTCTACGGCAAATCCCTGCTACACTGGGTAGGTCAAGAATATAAAGAAAGCCCAACCCTGGAGATGGGTAAGGCTGTGCATTCGCTAATCCTAGAATACGAAAAGCAAGCCGTTGTGCGTGGTCCATCAGATAGGCGCGGCAATAAATGGAAGGAAGCCAAGCAGCAAGCAGAGCAGCAAGGCAAAATATTATTAACAGAGCGCGACTATGACACAGCTTTGGAAATAGCAGAAAGCGCACTGTTTAACTCAGAGTTTTTACGCAGCAAAATCAGCAACAAAAATTTTATATCAGAAGCTAGTATATTTACGCGCTGCAAAAAGACAGGAATGCTTATTAAGTGTAGACCAGATGGTTTACTTGTTCCGAAAGATGACAAAGGCAAAGGCGAAATACTTGACATTAAAACAACGCATGATGCTTCGCCTAATGGCTTTCAGCGAGAGCTACGCAAGTATAACTATGATCTGCAAATAGCATTCTACTTGCACACTATGCGCTGTGCTAACTTGCCATGCTCAGAGATGTACCTAGTCGCAATAGAAAAAACGCCGCCCTATGCGGTAGGCGTTCATGTGCTTTCAGAAATATATATTAAGCACGCAGAAAAAAGAATGATCCAAACTTTAGAAAAGATGAAGCATGCTGAATCATCTCAAGACTTTTCTACAGGTTGGCCCGAAATCAACCAAGTACATCTTCCTGCATGGCTAGAAGATGACATGGAAGATGCAGCATTTTAATTAGACAAAGGAGTATAACAATGAAAATGCTTAATACAAATCAAGTCGTATTTGAAAACGTTACGGCAAAATATCCAAGGCTAAATCAAACTTACAAGTTTGACACAATGGAAAACAAAACTACACCATGTAGCCCACTAGATGACGGCGCAGCTTACACGCTAGACTTTGAAATGAGCAATCAAGACGCTCAAGAGTTTCTCGATAAAATCAAAGAAGTTTACAAAGAAGCTGCAAAGGCTGACACCAAACGCAAATGGAAACCAGAACCAACCTACACACCATACAAAGAAATAGACGGTGTGCCGCAAGGTAAAGCAAAGCTAAAAGGTGCGTACTCAGGCGAAAAAACAAGGCCACCTGTGCAGAAAGATGCAGACAGCAATAAACTGCCTGAAGACTTTGAGCTTACAACAGGCAGTAAGGTTAATGTTTGGGGCCAACTGTTTGCATATAATACGGGCGCTGTGTCTGGCGTTGGATTGCGCCTTAAAGGTGTTCAGGTCAAAGAACTTGCAGATCGTGTAGAAAATGATCCATTCGAAAGCACAGACGGATATAAAGCTGCTGATGCTGCACCTGCAAAACAAGATGCTGCACCTGCAAAGTCCGAATCAAATAATGATTTCTTTGATGACGAGATACCATTTTAAATAAAAAATGCCCCAGACCTAAATCTGGGGCAGTCTTAATTAGACAAAACATAACATATTCAAACAAGGGAATACATGAGCAATGGTAACGCAAAGTATTGATAAAGGCAAGTATCCAGACCCCATATATAGTGAATACGCGCCGCAAGTCATAAGCTCACTCAATTTAAAACGGCATGGCAACGAATATAAAGGAGCTTGCCCAAACTGTGGCGGTGTTGATCGGTTTTGGTTGAGCGAGTATCAAGGGTTACTCAAGGTCAATTGCAGAAAATGCGGTGATTGGAAAAGAATAATTGAAATACTTAGAGATATGAAAATTTACCCAGACAAAACAGAGGCAGCAACAGTGGTACACTTTCCAGAACAGGAAGAGCTTCACCCATATCTAACGCGAAAAAAAATCAAACAACATAATGCAGAAATAGATGAAGGTGATCTAGTCATACCCATCATAGATAAAACAGGCAAAAGACAAGGCAGTCAGTTTATTGATGAAGACGGCGGAAAAAAATTTAATTTTGGTCTGCAATACAAAGGTTGTTTTTCAGTCGTAAATGGACCAATTAAAGACTTTGCCTACATAACTGAAGGTTGGGCAAATGCTTGCGTATGCACAGAAGCAACAGGTAAACCCGTTATTCATGCACTTAACGCCAGCAATATCACAAACGTTATTCAAGAAATAAAAGAAGTAAAACCAGAAGTCACATTAATCATAGCAGGCGATAACGACGAAGCAGGTAGGGCAGCTTGTCAAAAAGCTTTCACAGATCATGGCGTTGAAAGCATATTACCAGACACAGAAGGCTATGACTGGAATGATGTCTGGCTTGCTCGTGGCATCGAGTTTACTCGTAAAGCACTTAAACCGCGCAATCTATTGGACGAAGTTATCTTTCCAGATCAAGCCAAGCCGCAACTAGATAACAAATACATTGCTAAAGGTTGGCTTGCAGAAAACTCAATTAGCGTGGTGTTTGGACCATCTAACGTAGGTAAATCATTTTTCTGCATGAGTTTAGCCTATCACATAGCCGCAGGCAGGGAATGGATGGGCAACAGAATCAACAAAGGCAGTGTGTTATATCTCGCTACTGAAGGCGGCGCAGCGTTTCAAAATAGAATGGTAGCACTGCGAGAAAAATATCCAGATTATACAGACGTTGATTTAGCAGTCAGACCAAGCCCAATTAATCTATATGATGCAGAGGAAGACATTGCAAAAGTCGAAGCTATCATCAAAGAAATAAGCAAGAAACGTGGTCAAGTGTCTATGATGGTGATTGACACACTATCCAGGGCAACGGCTCTGGGTAACATGGACGAAAATGACAATTCAGCAATGTCAAAACTAATCGCAGGACTAGACCTAATTAGAGAAAAAACAGGTATTCACATTATGCTTGTTCACCACTCAGGCAAAGACACATCTCGCGGCGCTCGCGGGGCAAGCTCTTTACGCGCCGCCTGCGATACTGAAATTGAGCTTTCATTCGACGATGAAACGCGCATTAGAACCGCAAGAGCTACAAAACAACGTGACATAGAAACAGGCGCAGAAATTAATTTTATTCTGCAAGTGATTGAGCTTGGAGAAGACGCAGACGGCGATCAGGTTACAACATGCGTTATTCGTGAAGCGACACCAGAAGAAATGGAAGAAAACGTTAAATCTCGCATAACTGGCAAAAATCAAAAGCTGTTTAAAGAGGTGTTCTACCAGTTGCGCGGCGAAAATATAGGCAAACCAAACCCAAGCGGCGCAGGGTGGCCGACAAGCGGCAAGTATTGGTGCATAGATGAAGAAACAATCAAAGATCACTTTAAAGGCAAATTGGCAGGCGTGGCTAATCCTTCACAAACATATAAGCAGGCTGTGGATGGGCTGCTAGGTGGCGGTCATATTGCCATAAATGAGGGTAAAATCTGGTTTACTGATAAAGACGGCAGAGCAAAGGAAGCGTTTTAGACATACTAAAATGCAAATGTAATAAAAACAAAGGGTTACGGTATGAAAAAAGTAGTTTTAGTATATAATAGTAGTAATAATGAATATAAATATTAATGACTACTACTATACTAAACACCCTAGGTTTAGTATTAGTAGTATAAATATTAGCGAAAAAATGAAAAAAAATTTTTCTAAGAGTTTGCAGACAAAAATAAATGAGGGCAAAGCGAAAGTTTATCCGCATGGTGATAGCCAAATAAAACCGTTGCTAACGTTTGCCGACAAATTAAACTCAATTGATGAT